TTGAGCATCGCTGAGTTCCTTGTAATGGGTTTGTTCACTGGCCGACAGCCGTCGCTCAAGGGCTAAGCGCTTTTCCTGTGCTGTGCGCACCTGGTCAGCGGCGGCGTTGCTAATGGCGACCAGATCGCTCTGGTGCAGGCCGACCAGTTCGGCGAGTTGCTTACCGTAGCGCCAGTCCTGCACCTTCCAGGCTGACGCGGCGGATCCACCGATCAATGCGGCCAGCAGTGCACCAACGGCTAACAGACGGTACGGTGCGGGGATCAGGTCGACGACACGCATAGCACTGCCCTCGCCCGGGTCCAAAGTTGCAGGCGATCGGCCAAGCCGTTGAGCCCGCCGTTGATCTTTCGGGTGATCGCCTCGAACTCGTCCCGGTCCGCCAGGGAGTTCAGCTCGCGTACCCACCAGAACCACGCCGCCGACTCGGCCGCCCACTGCGGCAGCTCGAGCAGCTCAGGCGCGCGCAGCAAACGTTCGTCGCCGAACAGCGCCAGACTGCAGCGCAGATAGTTGCTATAGCCGGTGATCTGGATTAGGCCGCGACCGCGATAACGCTGGCCGTCTCCGTCCGGTTCCGTGGTGTTGCCCAGTTTTACGGCCAAGTTGCCGGTGTCATATTTGCTCAGGTACTGATCGCCGCCCAGTTCGCGGACATACTGCAGCTGACCTGACTCATGGCCGAGCTGGGCCAGGAACGCGGCTTGCCGTTTCGGCGTATTGATCTGCCGATGCACCATTGCTGTATTTAGGGCGGATACAAAAATACCCGCTTGGCGGCGGGCGTTGGGCATGATGCGTTGTAACTGCTGCTCAGTGATGGACATACATACTCCAGGCATAAAAAAAGCCGCACGCGGCGGCCGATGGGGCGCGCCGGGGCGCTATTTCAGACTGACGACTTTGACCGGCTTCGCCGCCTTCTTCTTTTTCTTACCCTTGGCGTTGGCCTTACCGCTCTTGCCGCCGTTGCACTCGACGGTGGTCGACCAGCCGGCTTGGGTGAACACCTGCTCCACCGAATCCGTCAGGTACTCGCCATCAAGCCCGACCTTGAAGCCCTGGGCATTGATCGAGCGCTCGGCAAACAGGTCGGTGCGCCCGGGCATTTCAAAGCGCACCCCGGCGCTGGAACGGTTGAAGGCCGCCAAGCGCGCCTTGGCCGCTGATTCGGCGGCGGTCTTGTTCGGGTGAATGTGCCGATCGGTATGCACTGAGGGCAGGCCGTCCGGCAGGTCGTCGTTGTCCAGGGACACGACCTCAAGCTTTCCGGTTTTCTTGTCTTGGTGCTTGGTGGCCACGGATTTGTGCGTGTTGCGATCGCCCAGGCGAAACTGCCAGCGGCTCACGTCGCTGCGCGTCAGGGTGATCACGCCGAACGCCTTGCCGCTTGCGTTTTGCCCCGCTTGGCGCGGCATTACCAACAGTTTGTCGTCCGCGACTTTGGCCGTGCAGTCGTATTGTTTGGCCAGACGGGTGATGAAATTAAAGTCGGACTCACTGAGCTGGTCCGCCCGGACGACCTTCGTCGTCACCGGACACACCGGCTCCCAGCCATTGCGCGCCGCGACATCGGTCACGATCTTCGACAGCGGCACGTCCTCCCAGCTCCCGCTGCGAATGGTCTTGCCACTGCCGCGCATGTCGCTGGCCTTGCCCTTGATCACGATCGTATCCGGCGGACCCGACACCTCGACCTCATCGACCACATAGCGGCCCTGGCGCGCCAGGCCCGTCTCGGCATAGCCCAGGTAGACCTCGATCCCGGCACCACGACGGGGCAGCGTGACCAGGCCGTCACGGTCATCAATGCGCAACTCAAACTCGTCCGACTCCATGCCGGGCTTGTCCGACGTGCGCAGCAACAACAGCCGATCGTTGATCAGGCCGGTGATGTCGGCACCATCGGCGACGATGCGAAACATGGGGTTCATGAATGGCTTCCAAAAGAAAACCCGCACACGGCGGGTTTAGGGGAGAGGCGTTACGCGTAACGCACGCGGCGCCAGCAACAAATCCGGTCGGGGTCAGTCCCACAGGGTTACGTGTTCTTCCACCGCAGCCGCCAGATCCGGCAGACGGATCAGCACGCCAGTGCGAAACGGCTGGGGCTCTTCGGCCAAGCCCTGATTGGCATCAAGCACCGCCTCGACACTGCCGTTCAGGTGGCCATAGAAGTTATGACAGATGGTGTCCAGCAGATCCCCGTCAGACGTCCTGCATGTCGTCGCCATAGCGTACAAACTCCAGGGTGAACTCTTGTTTACGCGGAATCCCGCCGTGCATCAGCACGCTTTGATCTTCCTCGACGCTCTTCAGGCACCACGTCCCCAGCACGTCGCCATAGCCCGTGGTCAGCGTCAGCGGCTGAAGCTGGGCGCCGAGCGCGCGCAGCGTATCGAGCTGTTTCAGACCGCCCTTGAAGCCCGGGAAGATCACGCCCTTGAGGGTGATTTTCTCGTCCCCCATGCCGATCCCCTGCTGCGCCGGTCGGCGCGAAAGACGCTCTTGGGAAGCCCAGCGGAATTCGGTCGAGCGGCGCAGCGAGTCAAAGGCCGCCGTGTCGAGGTTGAAGTAATACGGCGCGGCCTTGGGGTCTTGCGGCTGGATGATCAGCAGGTGCGGGAACGGCTTCACCGCCTCCGGTGCCGGCGTGGCGTCGGCGGCAAAGGCCCCGGTCGGCACGACGTTGGCCAACGACGGACTGACCTTGCCGGCGATCTTGTTAATCGCCGTCGCCGCTTTGCCGGTCTGCTCCTTCAGTGTGCCCAGGCGCTCGTCCATTCCCGACAGCGCGCGACTGGCCTTGTTGTAGGTGGCCACCACTTGCCCGACCTTGGCCTGAGCCGCCTGCACCCCACGCATGACACGCTGAAGCTTGTCCCCCACCACCGGCCCGACAAAGGGCAGATCCTCCAGCTCCGACGCCGCGCCGGTAATTTCCCCGATCGCGCCATTCATCGGCCCCAGCATGCCGTCCAGGCTGCGCCGGCCGGTTTCCCCGGCCGAAGAGAGGTATTTCAGCCCCGACTGTAACTGCTCCAATGCAGGCATATGCCCCCCTGATTAAACGTGTGGTGCATCAAAGAGCTGCTTGCTCTCCACTTGCTTGGAAATGTCGCGATAGTGTTCATCGAGCAACGGCTTGAGCTGGGCATAGAGCGTCGCCGCGTCCTTCACATCGCCATTCACCACCAGCGAGAACGGCGCCTGAATGTCCACCTTCTGTTCAACTTTGGGCGCCACCGCCTTACCCGGCGTCGGAGCCTGAGCCAACGGGCCCGCCGCCGCGTCGGCACTGGCCGGCGGTAACATCATTGACCGAGCCGCATCTCCCGGCTGCACGGCCGGCTGCACGGCCGGCGCTGAGGCCGGCACCGAGGACGGCACCCCCGGGAGGGCCAGCGGCCCGACGGATTTCGGCGCGGCGAACGATCGGGCAATGTCGCCCATCACTGGAGGAATGTCCTTGCCGGCATCGACCATCATCAACGGCCCGGCGGCCGGCATCCGCTTTTGCTCGTCAGGCGCGCCAAACATTGACTTACCGACCACGCCGCCCAGGGCGTCCCCGCCCATGTAGCCGAGATAGCCGCCGATCAACCCGCCGACAAGGTTGCCAATCACTGGCACAGCGGTGCCGATCGCCGCGCCGGCCGCCGCACCCGCCAGCGTGCCCGCCAAACCACCAGCGGCGCCGCCGTAACCTTCGGCTTTCTCGTCCCGCGTCTCGGCGTTCTGATAGGTGTCGTAGGCCTTGTAACCGGCCTCGGCCACCGCGAACACCGCCGCCCCTTTCACCACCGCGCCGACACCGCCCCCACCACCGCCAACCTTGCCGCCCTTCTTGCCCTTCTTGCCATCGGCTTCGAGGTCGCCACCATCCAGACCACCGCCGGCCGGCATGTTGGTCACGATCACCTTTTGCGGGATGTTCGGGTTACCCATCAGCGTGCCACGCCCGAGGTTCATCAGGCCCTTGGCGATCTTGAAGGTACTCATGGCGCCCTGAAAGGCGATCACCGCCGCGACTGCCGCGCCGATCCCCGTCACCAGCCGGGGCGACTCGTCGGAGAATTTGCTAAGGCCCTGGGTGACGCGGGTCAGCCCGTCCGCCACCGCGTCCGTGACGGGACGGAACGCATCGCCGATCGCGCGCATGGCGTCATCCATGCCCTGGGCCATTTCCGACCACTTCTGCGCCGACGACTGCCGGCGCTCTTCCAGGTTCTTATCCAAGATCCCCGTGGCACTGGCCGAGTCCTTTTTAAGTTTGTCGTACAGATCCTTGTTCTGCATGTACGCCGTCAGCGCGCCCTTCACCTGCATGTCGGCGAACAGGTCACCGGTGCGCAAGGCTTGCTCCAGGGACGCCAACATGGCCTTGGCTTTTTCCGGGTCCGTCTCCTTGCTGATCTTCGCCGTGGCCTCGGCCATGGCGGCGGCCTTCTTCGGATCGGTCGCCGCGATGTACTTTTGCGCCAGCTCAAAGCTGGACTCCAGCGTGGATTTGCCATTCTGCAGGCCGGTATTCATCGAGCCCTGATAATCGATCCCGGCCTTTTTATAGGCCGTGACCGTGTCACCCGAACCGATTTTTTCCATCCAGTTTTTCAGGTTGTTGGCCGCCTCATCTGAGCCTCCGGCGGTCTTCATTTGCACCTGAAGCATTGAACCCAGTTGCGTGACCGAATCCATCCCGGTGATGCCCAGCTTGCCCATGCCCGCGAGCAATTCGGGGAACCAGCGCGCCATGTCGGCCGCCTCGAAACTCCCCGCCTGCCCTTGGTACGCGATCGCCTCCAGGGCCTTTTGCATCACCGCCGGGTCGGAGATTTTGGCGTTTTGCCCTAGGGCATTGATCATGCGCGCCGTTTCGCCGCCGTCCGAACCTTGGCCCACGGCAAACTTGGCCGCCGTCGGGGCGTATTGCAGGGCCTTGTCCAGCTCCATACCGGCCCCCACCAGCGCGTTGACCACCTCGGCCACCTGATTGCGCGCCATGCCGGTGTCCCGGGACGTATCGATCACCGTCTTGGACAGCTGCGCCTCTTCGGGTTTGTTGGCAATGTTGGCCTTGATCGCAATGTCACGAATGATCGCGCCATATTCCGCACTGACCTTGGTCGGAATCACCATCGCCGCCGTGGCGGCCGCCGCTTGGCCGACCGTGCTTTTTAGCTGCTGCGTCCCCGCATCGAGTTGCTGGTGACCTTTGGCTTTCAGCTCAGACTTGGCCGCCGCCCGTCCCATGGCGGTATAGGCCTTGGTCAGATTATGAACTTCAACGCCTTGCTTCTTCAGGCTGTCAAGATTTCGCTCAAGCTGTTTCAGCAGCGCGCCGGCACCCTTCTCGCCCGCCATGTGCGCCTTGCGCCATTCCTCGCGCAGCCGCATGGTGTCGCCGATGGTCTTTTCCAGCACCCGGGTTTTTTTGCCTTCCGCCTCCAGGCGCTTGATGCGACTGGTGACATCCTTGAACGCCGCGCCCACCGAGGAGCTGACCGCCCCGCCAATGACCAGGCCGAGCGCGAGTTTATTCGCCATTTGCGTGCCCTATTACGTCGGGTAGAACAAGGGCGGCTCAATCCGTGAGCCACCACATCATCTCGGAAAACGGCATGGCCTTGATCTCGGCGGCAGAGAACCCCGTCTCTTTCGCCAAGCGTCGGGCCGCTGCCTTAAGCGTGGCCGCGTTACACGTCGTCTTCTTCGACCAGACGAAAATAGCCAGCCTGCAAGCGTTTGTAGTCTTTGTATTTCAAGCCCGTCAGCTCGGCCTCGGTGGCCGTAAGCAAGCTGCAAAACAGGCTCTTTTCCATCTTTTCATAATCACCGCCGGCGCCGGCCTTGGCGGCCTCCACGTCCTTCACGCTCGGCGCGCGCATCACCAGCTTGTCGACACTGACGCCGCTAAAGTTGGCCTTGTAGAACAGCGTGACGGTCACGCCGTCGTCGCTGAGTTCCAGCCACTTCGGCAATGGGTTAGCTGCGAGTACTTCAGTCATGTTCGTTTGTCCTTAGAGGCCGAGGGCCGAGCGTTCAGCAGCCGATTGGTCGACACCGTCGATCACTTGAATCATGTTGATGGGGTCGATTTCGTACATCACTCGACCGTCGATTTCGAGCTTGTAATAAACGAGCTTCAGCGCGTGCTTGATCTCGGATTTATCGGCGGGCTTCCAGTCGCCCATGTCGACCTCTTTGATGCCGCCGCGCATGGTCACCACCACCGGCGTGATCTCGCCTTTCAGGCCCTTGAAGGCCGCGCGAAATACCACGTTGCACGCGGTCTGATCGGCCAGACCGAAGTATTTCAACGACTCGCGGCGCACGCCGTTGGTGGTAAATGCCGCCTCGAGCTTTTCCAAGCCCATGGCCATTTCGATCGGGGCCGACATACCCCCGCCCTGATAGTCGTCGGTCTTTTGCGTCAGCTTGGGCAGCGACAGGGTCGGCACGTCGCCGGCAAAACTCACGCCGTCGACAAACGCGGCGCAGTTGGAGAGAACTTGAGGAATCATTGAGCGGCCCCCTTAGGCGTTTTCAAGAACTTCGGTCAACCATTCGTTGGTGACTTCAATGAGGAAATTCGGGTTTTCGGCCGGCGGCACGTCGGTGAAACGGATGCGCCAGTAAACTTTGCCCTGTTCGATTTGGCTGGCCGTGTTCTTTTCCCGGTCCGCGTAGACTTCGAAATTAATCACCGCACCGGCGTTCTTCTGGTCACGCATGAACGCCTGAAGCCCCTCGGTCACGTCCGCCACGTAGGTTTTGGTGATCGAGCGATCGACCGCCCATTTGTGCCCGGCCTGAATCGCATCCATGAGGATGTCGCAGGTGCGCACGCGGGTGACGAACGACCATTTCGGATCGCTGGACAGCGTGCGGTTGCCCCACAGGCGATAACCGCCGTCGCGGATGATCGTCGCGATGTTGGCGTTATTCAGCAGATTGGCCCGGCAGGTTTCGTCGCCGTCCAGGTACTCGATCGGGCGGGTGGTGCCGGTGATGCCGACAAACTCTTTGTTCGACGGCGACGCCCAATAACCGTAATTGGCATCGGTCCAGGCAAACAGACCCGCGACCCAGGCCGAGCCCGGCGCGTCGACCGTCGCGCTGAGGATGGAGTCCCAGAACTGCACCCCCGGATCGACCATAAACAGGCGCTTGCTACCGAACTCCAGGGCGTAGGCCAGCGCCGCCTCATCGGTGGTGTTCGGCCCGTCGAGGATGGCGATTGCGCGCAGCTTGCCGGCCAACGCATCCATGGCAGTGGCGACCGCCTGGGTCGAAGAATGCCCCGGGGCGATCAACAGTTTGGGCTGGGCGTTGTGTTTGCTCTTACCGTCCAACAGCGCTTGCAGGCCGGTACGCTGGCCGCCGGCGAGAACGCCACCGATGATGGCCGAGGTTTGCAGCGCGGCGTCCTCAAGCTTAGGGACGCCGACCGCGACGATCACCGCCTTGGCGCGCACGTAGATCGCCTGGGCGGCCTTGGTGATCGCCGAGTCAGGACCGAAGGCGGCGATAGCCTCACGCTCGGAGGTGATCAGCTTCAGCTCGCCGGCCAGCGCCGTACCGCCACCGAGCACGCCCGGGGTGAAGGTGTCGCACAGACCAATGACCGAGGACGACGGCAGCGAAATGGTGCGCGCACCGGTGTCGACCAGCGTAGTGGTGACGCCGTGAAAAAAACCACTCATAAGGATCAATCTCCAGAAACGAAAAAGCCCCGCGCGAGCGAGGCTGTCAGGGGTGTTCGTGTTACGCGTAACGGAAAAGAAAACGCCCCGTCAGTGCGGGGCGTTTATTGGGCTTGCTCGGCGATCCAGGCGGGCGGAACTGGGCGGGCCGCCTCGGCGGGAAACGCCGATTGTCCAGGCCAATCGCGCAGCTCCTGCATATAGCCCAGGAGTCCCACGAATTGCACCGCTGTGATCGAGGTCGGGCGGTTCAGATCCTGCTCGTCACGGTGCCGGTCACGAAGCCATTGCACCCTCATAATCTCGCCGTCGCGCCAGGCCCTTGCCTGAATAGCCAGGTCCTCCAGAGGCGGGTCGATCAGGACCGGCAACCCATCAGCATCATGGCCGCGAACCTTGCCGGGCGCCGGGTTGCCAATAACCTCCAGATAACGGGCCTCGGTGATTTCCTTGGCATCTGCCGGCATTACCCGATGAACGCCATCGAGATAGGTCGTGAGAGTCGTCTGACTGTAAAACCGCTTCATCATTAAACTCCGAATCCAATAACGCGGGCCGGCGCACTAATCGCGTTCCCCCAGTTGTACAAGTTCACCGCGATAGGCGATACGCCGCCCGCCACGATATTTCCGGGATTGTTGTTCCCAGAGTTACCCAGGGGCGAAGCGAGCGCCCAAATACAGCCCACCGGGAAGGCCATGGCCCAATAAGCAGCACCCGTCGCGCCCGGCCCAATTGCGGCCGAACTAGTCCACTGAATGACCAAGCCGCCGAGGAACTGCGGAAACACCACATACCCCTGCGCGTTAAGGCTCAACAAGAAACCAAACCGCAACTTCACTGGCGTGACGATGACGTCATCACCCGAGCCCGCATTGACCTGCGCTTGAGTCGCTATTTTAGCGAGGCCTTTAACCGCTTCGGTCGCTTGAATCACCAAGGCTGCGACACCTGCCGCGAACTTTTTCGGCGTCACGTACTTTGTGTCATCAACGCCCGAGTTGGTCTGGGCCTGCGTAGCCGTCATCTGCGCGCCGACACTAGATACGGTCAGGTCTTCATCCCATAGCGTCCATGCGTTGACCTGCCAGCGTCGCGTGTACTTCCGGTTAACCGCATAGCACGTCCAATGCTGCACCGCTGCGTTCTGGTTGAAGACTTCTTGCCGGACCGGATCGCCACTTGTAGCACCGGCCGGACCGTTCAAGACTGTATCGCCTGACGCCCCGAAAAACCCGGTGCGCCAAGGGATGGCATTCGCATCAGTAAACGGCTCAACCGCCCCCATCAAACCACCGGCCCCCACCAACATTCCCTTGCCGATCGTGGCGTCTGTCAGTCCCGTTTGGAAAAACAAGGCGAATTTCTTGGTGATCGCCTGCCAGACCCGCAGGGCCGTCATCGGCTTGGTATTGTCCTGCCCGGTCTGCGCCTCGGCCTCGGCCTGCGTCGCAACGTCGATGCCATAACCGGCCAGCGTCGTGGGATTGGTGCCGCCCACCACTCGGCCGTACTTGTCGACGGTCACGCTGCGATACGTCCCGGCGTTAATGCCGGTGCGACCGGCCGCCATTTCAAACAGCAGATCCGTCGCGCCCAGGGCAAGCGGCGCATCCGTCACCAGTTGCCAAATGCTGTCGCCGTTGGCCGTGCCGCGCTCGACATGCACGAACAGCCCGGGCGTAACCTCCAGGCTGCTATCCGCGTCGGTGCTACGCGTCCACGCGCCGGCCGCCACGCTGTAAAGGCCGTTATCGTTGGGGGCCGCCTGATTTTTCACCAAGACCCGCGCACCCGCCGGCAACGGCACGCCGTCGACCGTTTGCAGACCACTCAGCACCACCGGGCCGGTGGTGGCCACCAGCACCGAATGCTTGAAATCCTGCTTGCTCAGTTCGGCCAACACCTTTTGATCGACATACTCACGCGTCGCCAGCACCACGCTGGGATCGATCTTGAGCTGAATGTTTGCCGTGCCGGTGGTGATGATGTGCATCCGCACCACCTGATTGCGCCCCGACCCTTGCGCCAACAAGGGCTTGTAGCTGGGCGCCGCATTGGCCACCGCCGAGAACACGCCGTCTTTGTCCTCCAGGGCCAGCTCGCGAATCCACCAGCCGCCCACGTCTGGCGGCAACACCAGCTCGGCAATCAAAATATTGTCGTCCGTGGGAGAGACCCGCAACTGATTGAGCTGGGCGCGATAGACCTGATGGATCAGCTGGGTCTGCGAGGCATCCGGCACCGGGTCGGCACCGTTGGCATCGCCGATCAACATGTAACGCGGTTCCCAGGGAATACCCAGCGCGTCACAGTTGGTTTTTTTGGCGGCCCCCTGAGTAGTGAGCATGCCGCCGAATAGAGAGTTTGCATTAACCATGGGGATACACGTCCAATTCGTCGAGGATGTAATCGCTCACGCCGTGATAGCCCTGAATCACCACCTCAATATCGGGGTTGTTCCAGGGGTAAACGTCGATTTCGTCGCCGTCATACACAGCAACGCCGACAAAGGCGTCTAAGCGGGTTTCCAATGTGATATCGAGACCGGTCAGGTGCCGGGTCACGGGCTTGGCGTCGTCGATCAGGCGTTCCAGCTCCTGATACATTTCCTCGGTGATCCCGGTGTCCAGCACGCCGACCTTCAGCGAGAACGTGCCGGGTACGCCTTTCGGCACCGTGTTGAACCACTCGACAATCTCGATCAGGTAGCCCAGGGGCTCGACCACCCGGCGCAATGCACCGATGGTGCCCTTGTGGGCATGGATGAAATAAGACGCGGCAATGGCGCCGCGCTTGGTCGACTCAGACCATCGATAGTCCCAGCGATCGACTGACCACGCCCACGCCAGGTGCGGCAGCAAATGCACCGGACAGGTTTGAGCGTTGTACAAGGTGCGCAGCGGGATAATCGTGCGCTCGTAAAACGACGCCTCCAGCGCGCGCTCCAGTTGCGTGCTATTGCTCGGCAGCAGGCTTTTCATGGCGAGCCCGCCAGCACCACGTCAAAACCGGTGCAAAACGCTGCCTGAGCCTTGGTCGGGGCCAGATCCACCCAGCCGATCAACTCAACACGGGAAACGCCGGCAACGTGCAACTGCGCGTCCACCGCCGAGCGCGCGACCTCCACGCCCAGGCGTTTGCGCGGATTGATCCACGCCGCCAGACGTTTTTTGGCTTCCACCAAACTGGCGTCCGCTTCGGGCCCAGCGCCGTTCATGTGCAAAATGGCGTCGATGCGATAGTGGATAATCTGCGCGCTCTGCACGGTGACAAAGTCCGTCAGCGGCCGCACGTCCTCATCATCCAGCGCCGTCGCGACACTGGCCAACAGATCGGGACCGGCCGCCCCTTCCCCCTCCGAACTCAGCACCGTGACCGTCACGCAGCAGGGCGAGGGGCTTTCCGCCGTGGCGTCGGTCACCAACCCCGAGGCGTTGCGCGCGTGCAGGATGTAGCTGTTACGCGGCCCGGCCGTGGTCAACCCTTCAAAGGCCAACTGAATGCGCTCGCGAAACGGATCGTCCTTTTCCTTGACCTCTGGCACCGGCGGCACCGCCGTCAGATCCTCGGCCTGGATCACCAGCCGCGCCAAGTTGTAATTGGCCCCCAACTGATCCAAGTCGCCACCGATCGCATGCGCCAACAGCAACGCCTTGGCGCCGTCGTTGACCCGCGCGCGGTTGCCCACTTTGATGTACGCCCCGACCTCGATCACCTTGGTGACCGGATCACTCTCCAACGTCGCGTTCCAGTTGTCGCCCATGTAGCCGCGAAACACCCCCAGCCCTTCCTCGTAGACGTCTTCGAAGTTCAGGGACTCCAGCACCTCCGGTGCCGGCAGTGCCGACAGATCCAAGCCACTCATACGCTCACCTCCAACACAAAGCGGTCGCCGAGGTATTCGCCGGCAATGCTCAGATCGATTTTTCCTCCCAGCACCGCCAACACGCGCAAGCTCTCCAGTTTCAGACGCGGCTCCCAGCGCCCCAAGGCCCTGGCCGCCTCCGCTTGCACCGAGCTTTTCCAGCCGGCATTAACCGGCAAGTCGACAAAGGCGCGCAGCTTGCTGCCGTATTCCGGCCGGTGCCGGCGACTGCCTAGCGGCGTGCTCAGGATGTCGCCCAGGCACTGGCGCAGGTGCTCGATGCCGGAAATGGGTTGGCCGGTGTGGCGGTCCATTCCGATCATCTAACTCACTCCAGGGGCTCGAATTCTTCGTGAGCCTTGAGGTAGCTCAGGGCCTGCTCATCGGACGCCGACACCTCGACGCAACCCTTGGCCACCGGCAATGTACGGCCGGTGTCGGGAATGATCAGGGTGCGCGAGGTGTAAACCGTGTCGCGAAAATTCAGCAGCAGCTCCGGCGCCGGCGACTGATCGGCGCCGGGCTTTTCGGTGGTCTTGGCCATGGTTTTCTCCAGGCATGAAAAAGCCCGCACGTGGCGGGCTGAATGGGTTATTGATTAGTGCGTGTGGTGGTTGTCGCTCTGACCGGTCGCCATGATGTTGCCCGCGCCGGCGATGTTGCCCGTTACGAGTAACGCACCGTCGATTGTCACCGCCCCTTTCAGGGTGATAGTTCCGCTTTTTACGTCAATGGCGTTATCCGTAACGGCCACCACCGTGCTGCCGACCTTGATCGTCACCGTGCCCGTGGGCAGGGTGATGGTGTAGGTCTTGGCCGCCCAGTCGTAGACCAGCGAGCCGCCATCGTCAAAACGCCAGACTTCCACGTGATCGCGGTTATCCGGCGCCGCCCCGGTATTGCCGTATAAGCCGGGAATAAAGGTGCCCATACCGGCCTGCCCGCTGGGGTTAAACAGCACCCCCTGCTCACCCAGGCTCGGCGCCCGCCAGTGCCGCGCCTTACCGGCCGCGAGGCTGTGCCAGCGCACCCAGGCGCTGGTCCATTCGCCATTGGACACCCGCACCGCCGGCCCCGTCAGATCCACCCCGACCACCGCACACGGCATCAGCATGGCCGCGATCATGCGGTCATGCTCTGCACTGGCGTAACTCACAGATCCTCCGGCTTAACCGGGCCATCGCCGGGCTCGATGTCAAAGACTAGCGAGCCCGGCGGCTCGTCTGGCCACGGCCATTCCTCAACACCTAGGTAAATCTGGTGCGTCCATTCCACCAGCCAGACCACATAACCATCCAGCTCCGGCTTGGTCCAATCCTGCATCGCCTGGACAAACTCAGCAGGCTCGACCGCAACTCCCCAGGTCTGCATGCGAAGCAACACGGCTAATTGCGCAGCAAGGTGTGCGACCTGCTGGCAATGTTTCGGACGAATCGGATCAACGATGATCCGAGCCTCGAACTTGCAGACCAAGGTTGTTTCTCCGGTGCCGATGTCTTTACCTGGTTCCATCTCGGCCATTTCAATGAACACCACCGGTAGTGCAATCCGATCCTTGATGTTCGGCCAGGCCGTCACAGCTTTGATCCCTGAGAGGTTGCTCAAGAGGTGCTGTTCGATCGCCTGGTAAAGCTGATCAAGGCTAAAAGGTTCATCAGACATTGTCCGTCCCCTTCAAATACTTCTGCAGCTCAAAGTTGAATTCCTGCTGCAGAATTTCTAGCAAGCGCGCATCGGCGAGTTTGACCCAACTGTCAAAGTGCGGACGCGCCTGCTCCAGTGAGACTTTGGCTTTGGCCAGCGGAAAGCGATCACCGTTTTCTGCGACCCATCCTGAACTGGCGCCGCCACCCGACGACACCGTGCTATCGGGATAAACGTCCGAGTTGAAATGCTTGCTCGCCGTACGGATCCAGATATCGGGCTTGTTGCCATAAACCTTTTTCAAAAAGGCACCCTGGTACCGCCGCCCGGCGACCGACACACCGCTGCCAGTCTGTCGCGCTCGGCCGATCCGGCTGGACTCAATGGCGTTGAGGCCGAACCACAACTTGCCGCTCGTGGCCCCGCCGGAGACTGGGTAGCTACGCAAGCGTTGACGAACTGCCACAACGGCAATGCGTTCCTGTCGGCTGACAGCCCGCGCAATGTGAGTGCGCAACCAGCCCAACGTTTTGTTGATCGCTCGACGTTGAGCCGCAGCCGCAGCTTTCGGTACCACCTTGGCAAATTCCTCGAAGGCTTTCAGATCCGCCGCCGAGGACTGGATAGAGAGCATCCCGCCACCAGCCGATGGCTTGAAATAGCTACCGACACTCATGCACGCATCCTCAGGATTAAGGCGACCAGACCGTCACCGCTAGGCTCCAGCTGCAACAGGTCGTAGTCGCCGCCGCCGTCCAGTTCCGGCAGTTCGACAGTGACCAACATGCCCTGCTCCAGACCGTGCGAGTCGCTGACACGAATTTCAAACCGAGGCTCACGCAGCCCCGTGTTGAGCTTGCCTATCTTGGGTTGGAGCCAGGGAGCGGCGAACATGCCAAGCACTGGCTCGTCGCGACCCTCGATCCGAGCGGTGTCGCCCAGCGTTTCGAACACCACGGCATCGACCTCGGCGATCAGATCGCGAAAGCCCATGATCAGAGTTCCAAGAGGATCTGTGCTCGCGGTCGAGTGCACAGGTGCAGCGGGTTGGACTGGGCTTCACCGGCCATACCTTTATTGAACGGCAGTGGCTCGATCATGCTGTAGTACGGAATGCCCTGGGTGTTGACCGTCTCCATGTAATCGGCCGGGGCAAACACAGAGATGTACAGATCAGGAACACCTTCCGGGACCAGCAACGCCTTGTCGTCGTGAACGAATGACACACCGGCAACTTTGCCACGGTAGCGTTCCCAGACAATGCCGCCGAACTCGAAGCTTTCCCGGGCATCACCGCGCAAGGCTGCCGCTTGCTGGCTGTTGAGGTAGGTTTCCTTGATCGCCTTGTGAACGATCAGTTTGTTCCAGAAGTTCTTGCCGCAGAAGGCGCGGGAGCCCGTACTGGTCACGCTACCCAGCGCGTCCTCTTGCATATCCAGCGCTTCGCCGCATTTAACCCGCAGCTCGGTGCTCTGATCGGCCAGGCCCATGGGCAGCTTCTGACGCTGCACACCGAAACGGTCGTACAGGTCCAACAGTACCGTCGATCCATCGGCATCGAGAATCAGGCCATTGAGGGCGCCCATGCGCTGGAACTCGTGAGTGGCATCCAACTGCCGGCGCGCTTTGGCCAGGCGGGTATTGACCACGTCCTGTACCGCCTGCAATTCGGTTCGGGTACCGAAGGCGCGAATGCCCTGAATCTCGTCTGCCTTGATAGTGAAGCGCTCTGGCAGGTGGACGGTGTTGAAGGGGATCAGATTGCGCTTGCTGGCCGCGACCACCAGGCCAGAACTGCCCCGCTCACCGGCCGGTACCAATGCCAGGGTGTCGCCGTCCTTTTCAATCTGCACGGTCAGGGTCGTTACCCCTTCCTCGCGGAACAGACCCAGCGCGCTGATACGGCCCGGCAGGTACGGTTGTTCATTGAGTGCAGCGGTGAGCGCTGTAACGGTGAACGCTTCGTCGTCAAAAATAGCGATATCGGCCATAGGTACTCTCCATAAATGAAAAACCCCGCTCTAGGCGGGGTGCATAAAATTGGCTGAATGGGTTATCGAACGATCAGGAAATGGGCAGCCAAGTCTTTTTCGGCGTCGGTGTCGAGACCTGTCAGGTGTGCTTCACTGACTTCAGCTAGCCGCACGACGGCGCGTCCACGCCGCACTACATCCGACTCGCCCAGCGGACCGAAGAGAATCGCTACAGCTGTCTGGCTGCCATCTTCGGCAGCCGGAGCGTAAGGCGCGAATTCGCTGGTAGCCGTTACCAAGCCGAGGATCTGACCCGGGTACAGCGCCGGACCGGCTGCGACGTTGATGGACTCACGCGAGATGTTCCCTGCGCCTTCCGACAGGAGAAACTCACCGGTGTGGATGGGTTCTTTTTTAATGGTCATGGTCTTGCTCCTTTCGCGCCGTGCGCAGGTCCGGATTGAGCAGCTTGTCGCGCGGCCCAGATCGAGGTGGGATCGGGTTGTTTGGCCTGCACTTTCGGTGCAGGGTCATTGTCGAGCGGCAGACTGCTATCGATCTCAAAGCCCTTACCGCTGGTGACAATCTTGTCGAATAGACGCGCGCGAACGGCCGCTGCGTCTAGCCCAGCGGCGACGTATTCGGCACTGAACTCCGGCAAGCGGGCAGCCACGCAAAGATCATTCACCGCCTTGGCGCGAGTCAGGCCCGCCTGAACGATTGCTTCGCTTTCGAGCTTGGTGGAGCTCAACAGCGGCTCGATGAGGTTGCTGATCCCCGACTCTGCGCAACGCTGGGTGATCATCAAGGCCAGCTTGGCCGAGTCGACCACAAGCGGTGTCAGTGGCGGATCGTCCGGCTCCAGTTCCGGATCTTGCTCGGGAGGCTCATCAAGCTGGGCCAATAAATTCGCCGGCGCATGTTGGTAACGCTGCAGCACACCCCCCTGCCCGAGACAGGCCTTGACCGTCACACCGTCACCGACCTCATCGGCCAGGCCCAACGCCACCGCTTCATTGGCGGTCAGCCAGGTTTCAGCGGCGACCAAGCGGCGCAACTCGACCTCATCGATGTCCGGCGCCTTAGCCTTGTAGGCCGCGATGATCGCTTCCATGGTCTGGTCGAGAACGTCGGCCACCTTGCGAAAATCTTCGGCATCCCCGGCCGCGTAAGTCCATGGGTTGTGAATCATCAACATGGCGTTGGAGGCGATCACCACCCGGTGCGCGCCACACACCGCCACGCTGGCAGCACTGGCGGCCAACGCATCAATGCGACCGGTGCAGCGTTCACCCAAACGTGACAACGCGTTGTGCATGGCCAAGCCGTCGAACAGGTCGCCGCCGATGCTATTAAACGCCGCGATCACCGGCGAGACACCGTCGTCCATGGCGCGCAAGTCCTGCACAAACTGATTGGCAGTGATGCCCCAGGCGCCGATCTCGCCATACACGAAAACTTCGATCACTCGCTCGGCGGCGTCGCCGTTGGTTTGCAGGGCGTACCAGGTTTTGTCCTGCACATCCACTCGCTTGCCAGCTCGGTTATAAACGCGCGGTCGCGCTTTTTTGCTCATGGTTGCTCCTTCTCGTCGACAGGGACGAAAGCTTCGAGAGTGGTGTAATTGAGACCTAGGTTTGTGGCTCGTAGAAGATCGGCAGCGTTTTCTGCATCGACCGTTTCCGCGTCGTAGCCAGTGCGCAGGACCATCTCACTGCGTGAGGCAAAACCGGCCTGCACTTCCATGCGGCGCGCCTGAACATCCTGCACCGGCTGAATGTAAGCCCAGCCTTGCGGCACCCAACGAGTGCGCAGGTATTCGCGCCGTCGTTTGGCATAGTCATCCAGCATCAGGACACCGGACAGCACCGCCATGTCCATCCAGGCAGCCCGGACCGGGCGGCAAAGTTGATGCACGTAGACGCTGAATTGCAGTTGCTCCAAGCGGCGGCGAAACTCGTTGAGCACCACCCGCAATGCTCGGTCGTTGACCTCGCGCATGTCGCCGGTAAGGATCTCGTAAGGCGTGCCGGTACCCGCCGCAGCGGCCATCAGTTGCTGCCGCATGAAGTCGGGGTAGTTGTTGCCCGCATCCGGCGGCTTGGAGAATTCGACTTCTTCCCCTGGCCCGAGCTCCTGCATGGTGCCGGGCTCCAGTGCCACCATCGGTGTGAAGCCATCACGGTCGAGCGTCAGCAGCTGCCCGGTGACCGGATCCCTCGGCACGGGTCCAGAGTCGGGGGCCGGTCGACTGATGAAGCCGGCGAACAGGTTGGCCACCTCTTGGCGGAACAACACCGCGTCGTCGTAGTTGTCGAGACTGCGCAGGCGTTTGAGTACCGGCGATAATCGCGGCACGCCGCGCAGTTGACTCGGCTCGACCGGTTCGAAGATGTGCAGCACCTGCGCGGCCGGCACTCGCACCAGCTGGTTGTAACCCGCATTCAGTGACGAGGCATCACGCGGATGCGACAGGTACATCCAATACGCTACCCGCTTGCCATCTGGTGTGAACTCGATGCCGGCGCGGATGATGTTGCCGGTTTTGGTGGTTTCGAATTTGTCGTGCGGCACAAACTCCGGGGCCAATATCTGCAGCTGCAACGGCACCGCGAGACCTTCGTGCAAGCTGCGTGGTCGCAACCGGATAAAACATTCACCCGAGGTTTCGACCGTGCGCGCCGCCAGTGCTTGCTGCCCGTAGAAGTCGGTACGCTCATCGGCATCCGACTCATCGACCCAATCATCCCAAAGTTCCTGCAGCAGTTTACGCAGGGCTTCGTCATCAGTTTTTGGTCGCGGTGTAATGCCGGTACCGATCAAGTTGCTGACGCGTTTATCGATCACGTTGAAGGCGTACGGATCGTTGCGAACCGCTGCCCGCGAACGCGACCGCAAGTTGCGCAGCGCCGGGGTGTTGATACTGTTGACCCCGTTGTCGGGAGCATCCCAGCCAGTGGAACGTCGGCCCTCTCCGGCGCCTTCGTAACTGGCCTTAATGTTCGACGGCAACACGAATCCGTTACGGGTGAGCGTCGGAAAATGGCGAGCCATTAGATTCCCTTGCCTCCGTGGTAAAGCCGAACCACACGAGAACGCGGCCCGGTAGCACTGATCAATGACGTGCGAATTTCTTCGCGAGCCTTGAGCAGCTCATCGACGGTGCGGTACTCCACGGTGCGGTCGTTGTAGCGCACGGTTTTCTCACCGCGAGCAATTGCCGCCTCAACCGCGTCGAGGTGCTTCTGAGTGAATGACATATCAGCGTCTCTTCAGGTAACCGCTGGCGGAGCTGCGGCGTGGAGGTGGTGTTGCTGCCGGTCGCGATTGCACGACTGACGCAGCAGGTTGCGGAGCTGGTTGCGGTTCAGCGTTCGGTGTTGCTTGGACGGTATTGCTGACCCGCTCGCCTTGAACAGGCTTGATACCCAGCGCCTCGTCAAACAAACCCGACTGCGCCAAGGACTGGCGGACACGCTCCCAATCGTGTTCCTGGTAGCGGTTGATGCCCAGGTAGTGCGCCATTGCCAGGCAGTACACCATCAGATCGAGCGCTTCGTTGCGCTCGGCCTTGCCCTTGACCCACTCGATCCGTTTGTGGCCACGGATGTAGCGGGCGACCTTGCGCTCGGCGACGCACTGGGAGAAGAAATCGTCCGGTAGGTCGTTGGCAAAGTGCAGCGCACCCGGTCCGCTGTCGAATGGGTAACGGTTGTAGATCCAGTCTTTCGCGGTGTCGGTACCGACAAACCACAGCTCGGCGCCGTTGCGTTCGGTCTGGCCTTTCCACGTCACATCGACCATGGATGGGCGCTGAGCGATCACTGGTTTGCCAGGCTTGCTTGCACCCTTGATGGCGAAGATGTTGCGCCAGCGGCGGACGCGGCAGAACTGGTAGACCTCGTCGGTGTGGTGACCGCCGGAGTCGACGCCAGTGGCGAGGATCGCCAAGCCGACGCCGCACGGATGCCGATAACGCGCCTTGAGTTTTTCATCCAGCACAGCCCACGTGCGTTCGTCCGCTGGATCCCCCCAGATCACTTGGTGGTCAACCACCCAACGTTCCATGCCGACGCCGAAGCCCATCACCATCAATTCCAGGCGGTTGGCCTGGACATCGACGGAGCCGGTCAGCATCAACACACCGGCCGGCATCGAGCCGAGGGTGTAGATTTCCAACCGCGCCCGAGCGATCAACACATCGGCCTTGGTTTGCTCCTGCGCACTGTCCCAAACTTTGGCGAGACGGGTGTTGTAGAACACTTGCATCAAGCCCATATCGCCCTTGGACTGGGCCTTTTTTGCCTCTTCAAAGTCCTTGGCCAGCGTGCGCCAGCCCATCCAACCGGTTGGGGAATACAAGGCGTTGAGGTGGAAACCAACGGTCTCGCCATCGCCCACGCCATGTGCTCGCCATTCACCCCGGCTGAGCATGTCGCCCTTGTGGTGTTCTTCGATCAGCACGTCACACTCAGCCCCTGCGCACTCGTAGTGCACAGTGCTGAAGTCCTTGCTGTAGTGCAGCCGCTCCCACTCCAGCACCTGCATGTGTCCGCAATGAGGGCATGGCACGTAGTAGTGACGCTGGTCACTGGAGTCAAATAGATCGGAGATGCGCGAGGCGCCCTTGATCGTCGGGGAACTGGAGAAATAGATCTTTGCGTTGCGCCCAAAGTTAGTCGCTCGGGTTTCTGCCAGACCGATGGGATCACCCTCTTGGCCGACGTCATTTTCCCAACGATCAACCTCATCGCCGTAGATGTAACGCGCCGACAATTCCGACAGGTTGGCCGCCGAGCCGGCGGTGGTGACATACAGCGAACCGCCTTCGAATTCCTTGGTGTCCATGGTGTTGCGGGCATCGCGTGAGCGACTGGCCGCGACCCGCTCGCGCAATACCGGTGTGGCTTTAATCGTCTTGCTGATTCGGCCCGAGACACGTTTCGACAGGCTCAAGCTGGGCAGCAAAGCCAAAATGTTCGACGGCGCCATGTGAATCAGGCCACCCATCCAGTTCAAGGCGATCTGGGTTTTCATCAACTGCGAAGCCACCATGGTGACCACGCGCTTGCAGGGATGTGCCGGCGACAGGCAACGCATAGGCTCACGAGCATAGGGAGTGCGCGATGTCCGGTACTGACCGGGTTCTGGTGCGCCGGTGTCTCGCGGGATGCGCATGTACTCGTCGGCCCACTCGTCGATCCAAAGATCGGGATCGGGTCGCAGTCCACGGAAATAGGCCTCACGGTACACCTTTGCACCGTCAGGAAATTCCGTGTGCATGGGATCAACTCACTGTCATTGCGTGCTCAAGGTCTGCTGAAGACAAGCGCTCGGCCTCTTCCAGCGTTCGGCGGAACGTCGCCGTCAGGTGTTTTTCGATCAGCCAGGGATCCGTCATGGCCGCCAGGTCATGGGACAATTGAGGCAAAGGTCCAAACAACTGATCACGAAGCAAACGCCCGGCGTTGTAGGCACCAGTTTCAACCGCGACTTTGGCAACCAGAGAGCCTTGGGCTTTGTGCAACTCGATTTCCGTCAACTTCGCCATGTTGTGCTCGCGAAGTGCGCGGGCCTTTTGGAAGTCAGGCAACTTGCCGTCACCGCCGCTGATCAGTTGCTGCGGCGCAGCCGTGGGCGTCGGCTCGACCAGAGGGGACAGTTGACTGTAAACGTCGCGCTGAACTCGGTCCTGTTGGTGGCGAGCCGCAACAGCGGCCTTGCTGGGGTCGGCGGTTTCGAGGATCAGCGTTTCGGTCGCCAGTACATCAACCTGTTTGCCATTCGGCGATAACACCAATCGGTTATTGTCTTTCAACCAGGTTATGTAGCTCGGCGTCCTGCCGATGCGAGCCGCGAACGCGCTCTTTGACAGGTACATTGGATCTGTCATGAAGCCCTCCTTTTCAACGGCTTTTCAATGGAAAACTTTCAATTTCAATGGATTGAATTTCAGTAAGCTGTAACCCCTGCGGCTAACACTTTCCCGCGGGTTTCCGACCCCGTACCCACCGAATAACCCCAGGGTCCCCGGCGGTTTTCGGCGTCCCGGAACGGTGCACCGCCTCTGCTATCCACGGGCCCCAGCGCTTCGCTGACACCCGCGCGCTTGATGGTCCGGGTTAGCAAAGACAGATGATTACGCAAACTCCCGCAGCGCCTCTTGCAGGCGCTTGGCTTTGACAATGGCTTCAGCATTACTTTCGCGTTCAGCCTCAACCGACAGAGCTACCTCTTCGATACGGCCAGCCAACGCTTTCATGCGCTTGCTGAACTCGTCAGACAGGCTCACTACTTCGCCCGACAGGGTCGCCAAAACGTCCAGCGCGCCTACGGTTGTTTTGATCGATGCAACGGTCTGCTTGGTTGTCTGAGGCATGGTTGTCTCCTTCTTGGATTTGGGGGTGGCTGCAGTCCGCTGAAACTTTCCGCCGACTGGCTCCCTGATAAGCCCGGCATCTTTGAGCTCACCAAGTGCGCGGCGTATGGCATAGGCCGATGCGCCACTGGCGTTGGCAGCTAGGACGGCGCCGTGAATATCGCGAGCTGCCCAGCATGATTGAATGGGTACATAACCAAAGATTTTTTGAGCAATAGAGGATTGCCCAGCAAGCATCTGCTGCTGCCTGGATTCATTCATTTCAGGGGATCTGCTTATTGGGGGGCCGGTGAGAACTATTCAGAGCGATTCGATTCGGCGGACACTTCGCTGACGCCCAGCCGCTTGGCAGCCCAACGCTCATAGAGGCCGATGGCAACATCAGCGCCAGCCATCGCGGTCAGGCAACCCAAGCTGCCTGCCGCCCAGATCGACATACCCGCCGCGATCATCAGCATCATCGCGGACACCCCGCAGGCAATGCAGGCACCAGAGCGCAGCGCCAATCGGCGCAACAACACCCAACCGCGCGCGCCGTCTTTGTCGGCCCGCCACATCTCACCCGAAACGCCGCCGACCAAAGCCAGGACTATCACTAACCAAATCGGCATCTCTGCCAAGGCTTGCTGTTCATTTGTCATTCGTTCATATCCATTGGGTGGCTCTTACAGGAGCAATGGGCAAAGAAGGTTCTGCAGTGATAGTGTCGAACTGCAATCATCGAGAGCGGCTTGGAGGCCATATGCAATTCGCCGTGTACATCTCTTACCTGAACCTCCATTGCAAACCTCCGTCGGGTAACCAGATCGGTATCTCTAAAGGAATACGCCATGCAAGCAAAACCTCTGAAAGCACTCATCTCCGAATACGGTGTTTCATTTGACGCCAGTACCATCATGAATGCCCTGCTAAAAGCCGGGCATGCGGAAAACTTCGAATATGCGAGCACTACAGGTAGTGGCGCGATGAAGTCATTCAAGAAACTAACCAGTACTGGCGAGAAGTTCGGAATCAACAAACCCGCAATGCATCCGTTTAAGACAGAGGCAAGGTTCTACGATGAAACCTTTCCTGAAATGCTTGGCGTCGTGATCAAGCAATTGAGCAAAGAGGTCGGTGATCTGTAAAGATTCGGGCCGGATCTGGCTGCCTCCGAGGTTGGATTCGTGGCTGCCAGATCGAACCCAAGGGATCCCTGAAAAAGAAAACCCCGCCGGGGGGCAGGGTTTCAGTGTCATGACCGGAGCCAGGACGGAGTGCACAGCACGTGCTCGGGGAGCGCCGAGGCGCAAATTTCATATCGTGGCCACTTTTTACCCCCCTCCGGAAAAACCGAAAAGAGGTCATTTTCGGTAGGTCAGCAAACGACCTGAATACGATCACAATACGACCACAATACGACAAAGTACTCCGACGAACGGTAGTTAGTATGCCCGCACACGCTTGCTTGTTGATGCGCGGGTTAGGTTGGTATCGAGCACACCACTGCGCCGATCAAGTCCCCGGGTCGTCGCGCTGCGAACCGTGAGGATGAGTTGCACCTGCTGATGCAGACGATGAACCCAATTCCTGTACGTCCGGTCTGCATCCTCGGCGAGCTGTAACAAACGCATCTGTTCACGCACCGTCATCGGCGGCTGGGCCAGGTAACGATTGCGAGCCAGTAACGCCAACTGAGCGCCCTTCACCGACTGACGCTCAAGCTGCGCAACTGCGGCGGCAACCTCAGTACTGGCGTGATCCATGCCACCACCGGCCGACATCATGAGATCGCGCGATCCAGGTGTGCCACGTGGAGCGCATCCACCGTACTGCATGATTGTCGCCATCGGACTACCCAAACCACCACCGTCGCCAACCTGGCAGTGCTGGACGCCCCAATGCTGCATCAATGCTTCAATTTCCTCGATCATCGCCCTTTCCCTCGAAAAACCGAACCCAACACAGAAAAACCACTACCCGACACAAACCCAACACAAATAAATCCCTTTAAAATCAATGCTCTTATTAACTTTGAGTTGAGTGTGTTGGGTTTGTTGGGGTTTTCTGTCCTCGCATAAGAAAAAATTATCGTCATCGCTTTCGGTGAAAATAATGTCATGCATGCGCGCACGCGACGCCAAACCCAACACACCCAACACAACAGGCCGAAACCCACGCAAACAAAGGACTGAAACTGTGTTGGGTAGCCAAAAACAACCCGACACACACCCGACACACCCAACACACTTTTAGGCGTAGTCATGCGGCAGCCGCCTTGATGTGGTCCCAATTGTCCACATTCCAACCTGCCAGCTTCGCCTTTGCCCGCCAGGCGACGACCATCACACCCAGCTCGGCCGACTTCAGGGATGGGGGCGGGGAAGCATCCTGATCAACCGGGAAGAAGAACGCGCCAAACTTGCGATTATTTCCATCCGTCCAGGGTATCGAGCGCGTTTTTTCCACTTCGGAGTTGATGAACAGCGAGAACTTCGTCTGACTCATCACGTGTTCCTTGTTGCGCTGACACCACTCCAAGAACAGCGAATAAAGGTCAGTGGAAAGGCACGGCCCCCAGAGCCCCTGACCCAACTCGCTGTATTTCCACAGGTGTAGGAATGTCTGCCAGCCGGCCCGACTCAGGGCCACCAGCCGCTCACGGGCGTCAGTGGATGGCGGGCGTGTTCGCTGATTGAAGTCGCCCAAATCAACCGACAATAGCCAGCCGTAAAGGGCCGCGACGCCACCCTGCTCCAACTCCTGGCCGATGGCTTTCTGGCGCTCCACCGGTAAAGTCTCCAAGGGCCAAACCACCAGCATCCGGCGGTCGCTGTCACTGATAGGCCACGGCATGATCTCGTTGCTCAAGAAAACCGCGTTCATATGGTTGGATTCCTCCCAGCCATTGATGAACTTGGATTCCATCCGCACCGTCTTGCCCGTGACCAGGTGCTTAATCTTGCCCACCTGGTTGTAGCGTTGATCTCGACTCACAACCTCTTCGAAAACTGCCCACAACTTACGACTTTGCCAGGCGTTGAAATTGCTTTCCAGCTGGGTCTGCCCAACCGTTGCAGCGTACTGACCGTAGAGCCTGCCCAAGGTATCGGCGAAAAACAGACTCTTACCCGAGCCCTCCATGCTGGAATGCATCAGCACTGCGGTATCCATCTTGGCGCCCAGGTGTTGCAGCGGAAATGCCAACCAGCGCGTCAACCAAAGCGCCGCATTTTTATCGTGGTTGCACAGAAACGAAATCAGCCACCGCAAGTTGGCACAAGCCGCATCGTCCCTGACCGGCTGCAGAGGCAGTCCATCAAAGGTATTGATGTACACCGCCGGATCCTTGGTCATGGTCGGGTCAAACACAATGTGGTCCACATCCACCGTGCGCCGCTCGCTGCTGTTCAGCCACAGTGCATAAGCGTCACCCAAGGCCATTTTTACCGCGCCTTCCGCTACACGTCGTTTCTTTTCCCGGTCCCACACGTCCTTGGTGCCGTCGATGTACACATAGCGGTCGGTAGGCGGCATGCCCAAGGCACCACCTTTTTTGCCCGACATTCTTCGCGTCTGCTCGATGTCACGGACATGCTCATCAGAGATCAACCGCTTGCTCGTGTCATCCAACCAGGCTTTGGCCAGCGGCTTGCCGACCCGCGCTTCGAAGGCTGATTTTTTCATCACTCGCGATTGGTCACAGTCCCAAACGTGCGTGGTCCCCTCGACCAAAGCAAAACGACGGAGCAAATGTTCAAGTGTCATAACCTCCCCCGCCCCCCCGTCAGCTGCAGGAGTGGCTTCGCTGGGCGCGACAGCCGCTGCCGGGTGCGGCCCGCTCGAATCACCGGATGGGGGCGGGGGAAGATCACGCGGGTCAGGTTTCGCTGAATACTGCATACCCAGCATCCGCGCAGCGTCCTTCACCGCCTTCGACTGGTCACCACCATGCTGCAACAAACAGAAAATCTCGAACGCGTCGTTCTGATGCCCGTTCGCGAGCGGGTCAGCGCCGTGGTGGGAATAAACCTTACCATCGTCGCTGACCGTCACACCCGGCATCCCGGTGCTACTGTGCGGATACAACCACTTACTGCCGCGCTTGATGTAGTCGTGCGCCCGCAACAGCTCTTCAACATCGTGGCTGCGATTAAATTCATCGATAACCGACGGCTTGTTTGCGGCAGGCGGTGGACGTTTTATCACTTTCGCCGGAGGTGTCTTCGGCTTCGGTGCCCACGGGCAAGCGGCCTCGGCGTCGCGCTTGAAGATGTCCCAATGGTTCCAGATCTGCAGCAGCTCAGGCGCAAGCATCGGCAAGCCATCGACAGAGCTTGGTGGTGTGCGCCAGATGTAGGGCTTGCCAGTGCCAGGGTGAATCGATGGCGGCAACACGTCTTGCACCAGCCCACCACGCAATTCGAACACGGTGATGCGCTGATACTCGTCGGCCTCGGCACGCGCCTCGGCCTCACCTACTGCATCACCAGCGTCCTTTGCTGCTTTGGCCTTTGCGGTCAGAGTTTTGTGGATCGAACCATCAGGGTCTTTTTCATTGGGCCACGCAAGTGCAACCCGGCTCAACTCAACACCATCAGGAACGCGGAACATAATGCGGAAGCGCGCCGGGTTGCCAACTACAGTCGGAAATACCAGAGCCATCGCATCAAGGTCAATTTCCAGCAGGTCATACAGCACGTGCCGAGCCCACTGAACATCATCAACATCCAGAGAACAGATCCGACTCGGCCCCAATACAACGCCAAGGTTGTGCTGGGGCTTCTTTTCCCAGAACGCGGCAGCCTTCGCCGAGTCCGTGAAGTAGCCACCCGGCTTGTTCCACCCCTTCCCCTTCGGACCCTTTTCACTGGGTTCTATCGGGACTAGCGCCAAACCGAATGCATCAATGTAAAACTGAGCCCAATCAGCGGTAGGCAATCGATTGTCGTGATCACTCATCTGCGCCGCTCCCGCAACCCCTGGCAACTGACGCAGGTCGCACAACCCTGGATCGTCTGTTGGCGAAGCAACGGGATAGGTTCGTCGCAATCTTCACAGATTTGCGCGCTGACGGCGCTCGTTGGGCGCGGACGGCGATGCAACGCCACTTGCAGGAAGTACTCGGCCTGGTCGTTGGCAATATCGATAACGTCAGTCATCTTGGCGGGCCTCCATCGCTTCCCTGGCCCCGGCCATGATGCCCAACACCGCGCGGATAACGTCGGCGCCGTGTTTCTCCAAGCATTCAACTTCGCGGGGCTCCCAGACGTTGTCGGCGGCACCTTCGTGCATGCTGGAAACAAACAGGCCGGTCTGGTGCAGCACCTTGCTGACGGCCAGCAAAGCTTCCTTGGTCGGCGCCGCCGCTTCCGGCTTGTACCAGACCATGCCGGCAGGTCGCATTAGGGCATCCAGCAACAAGGGATTTGCCGTCAGGCGTATCACCTCTTCAAGCTCATCAGGATCAAGCCACCGGCGCTCTTCGTCGTGCTTTAGTTTCTTCTGGAGGGTGTCGTAATCGATGACCATGTCCAATGCCAGAGCAGTTACACCGCCCCGATAATCATGGCCTGCCCGGTAAAGGGCTTTGCGCAGTGAAAGGACCGGGCCTGCACCCGGCAAAAGATCTGTGCGACTCATAACCGTAAATCCCCTGTTTACGGTGTGGCCGTAGAGTCAAACACGCTCTATTCTACGACCACGACCGATGTGCTGTGCGAATAGTGCTGTGCAGCACGGTTCATCGTTCCAGTCAGCCCAGGGGATTCTTATGGTGAGAGGTCCTGGGCCGACGCGCTATGTAGCGACTTGCATGTACCTTGTGTAGCTCGTTACTTCCGGCCTTGAGTTTCTTTGGTGAGAGGTTCAGGCCGGTGTTTCATGTGGCGTTACGGTGTGTGCTGCGTATCGCCACCGCTGGGCTGGGGGATTCTTATGGTGAGAGGCCCCAGCCCGGCATCCTTTCAATCTATTGCTTCCGACGACTGCCTATTGGCCGTATCTCGAACGCTACATATTTGTTCAGCCCCTCGCTTCGAACCCGAATGTCTCGTGTCGAATGGAGCATTTGTGACACTGCGCTTTGAGTGACGCCGAGCAGCTCCGCCAGCTCTGGCTGACTTCGCCCTTTTGCGAAGTCCCTCAAGGGAACTCCAAATTCAGTTTCCATCCCTTTTTCCTCGATGGGCGTTCAGATGAATATTAGTGTTACTTCTATTTTCAGGCAAGAAAAATATAAGCAATACTCTTTGCTAGGAATAAGTGGCGCTAATATATTTCCTGCCATGACTAGCGAAAAAAATACACATTCTGCTGAAGAAGCAGCGCGTCTCAAGGCGATCTACAAGGCCCGAAAATCGGCCGACCCCTCCCTGAATCAGGAAAAGGTCGCGCACGAATGCGGCTGGGCCAGCCAAAGTGTGGTTAGTCAGTACATGACAGGAAAAATACCGCTGAACATATCCGCTCTAATGAGCCTGAGCCGGGCATTGAACTTCCCTCCAGAAGCTGTCAGCCCTCGGTTGGTCGAGACGATTTCAACTAGCCAAGGCGGCGTTGCTGAATCATTGGGCAAATACGAGCCGAAGGTACAAAACACGACGGATATGGGGTCAGCGGGGAGATTACTGCCCGTGATTGGTTACGTAAAAGCAGGCGCTTTTTGTGAAGCGGTTGAAAACTTTCAACCTGAAGATGCAGACGACTGGGTAGAAGCTGGCGGCCCTGCAGGTCCACGAGCATTCATCCTTCGCGTCGAAGGATTTAGTATGGAGCCAGACTTCAAGCCTGGTGACAAAGTGGTAATCGACCCCGACATGCAATGGAATTCGGGTGATGTCGTAGTCGCGAAGCGCTATAGGGACGAAGCTGTCACTCTTAAGCAACTCCGACAGGAAGGCACCGAATTTTACCTTTACGCGACCAACCCTGACTGGCCCGATCGAATAATCCGGATGAATGAAGAGTGGTCAATTTGCGGCAGAGCTAGACGGAAAATTGTCGACCTTTGAATCCCATTACCGAAGCCCGCACAAGCGGGCTTTTTTGTGCAAATTGGAAATCAATCAGTAAATATAAGTATCACTGTTGACTTATTTTATCAGTGATACTAATTTTGGCTCCGTAAACCTCTCACCAAAGAGTACGAGCCATGCAAACCACACAGCACAACGACACCCGCTGCCCGGTCTACCTGCACCCAACGGCATGCAGTAGCCGCGCAGCAGTAGAAGCCATCCAGCGCCGCACCGGCCTGCTGGTGATCACCACCAAAGGTCATACCGAGGCCATCCAAGCCCTCACCAATGCCGCAGCCTTCTCGACGTTCGAGGGTGACGCAGCATGACGACACTTCTAATCGGCCTTACCGGGCGGGCTCGCTCGGGCAAAGACACGGCGGCACAACACCTGGTTAACAATCACGGATTCCAGTCCTACGCGTTCGCTGATCCGTTGCGTGACGGCCTAATGCACATCCTCAACCTGAGCCCGTGCGACTTCGAATGCGAGCAAAAGGAACAAGCATTGCCATGGTTGGGACGCTCACCTCGCGAGCTGATGCAGTCCCTGGGTACCGAGTGGGGCCGCAACAGCGTGCACCCTGAACTATGGCTGCTATTGGCCGCGCAGAACCTCGACCTACTGGCACGCACCCACGACACCGCACGCGGCTTCGTCGTCAGCGACATTCGGTTCAACAACGAAGCAGACTTCATCCGAAAGCGCGGCGGCGTCGTACTTCACATGGATCGCGTGGTGGCAACCCCCGTAAAACCGCACAGCAGCGAAAACGGAATCCAGGTTGCTCCTGGCGATTTGCGGCTGACAAACGATGGCTCCTTCGATGAATTGTTCACGAACGTCGATGACATCGTGGACACGCTGCACGTCCGTGCAGCAGTCGCCTGAGGACAGCGCCATGAACCGCACCCTGGACGAAACTGCCGCAGTGCTCGGACTCAAACCCCGGAAATTCCGCGAGCAACTGCGTGCGCTCCATGTGCTGACGCAAAGCGGCGACTTGGCCAGCCACCACCGTGGTGGCGGCAATCTGTTTTCAGACCCGCGCAGCGTCCAGATCGGAACCACCAACCGCTACAAGCACTACGCAGTAGTGATGGTCACCGAGGCCGGCGTGCAATGGCTGGCTAAGAAGCTGGGCGTCACCATCACGCACAAGGACGCAGCCGCATGAAAACCAACTACTTCAATGCCTACACACAAGCCCTCGGCGCCCTGAGGCTGATCCCCATCTACCTGGGCAGCCCGGGCGTGGTTAGCCGCGCCACACTGATCGGCGCCGCCAGCGAAGCCATTGACCTGCTGGACAGCATGCCTTTCCGCACAGTGGAACTGGCCGAGGTATTTCGCTGCGTCAACGACGTGATTCAAGAAGGCCAAGTGGCCTATGTCACCCCGACCAACTCGCCCGAGTATCCATTCGGCGCCGTGGTCGCTGATGTAAAGGGCCAAATCTGCGCTGCAGGCATGGGCAAAAGCAAAGAAAGCCTCGCTGAACTGATTCGGCTCAAGTTGCTGCCCCCATCGGAGGGGCTCGGGGAGGACGCTGCGTGAGCAACACCATTGACCAATTGCGAAAGGAATGGGCGACACCATGCCCAACGCTATCAGCCATCCGTGAGCGTTACTTCTCTCACATATCTAGCGACCGCTACCTACTACGCCGCATCAGCGCTGGGCGAATTCAATTGAAAGTGACCCGCCTAGGCGGAGCAGGAAATAAAGGCACAGCGGTTGTTTATCTGCACGACCTGGCCGCCTACCTCGATTCTCAAGCAACGAAGACAGCAGCCTGATTCAACGGCGCCCCTGCCGTCCAGGGGTAAACAACATCCACTCATTGAGGCACAGCATATGAGCAAAGCACGTCCCTTCATAGACACGCTACGGGACATTGAGGCCGGAGGCTTACTTGATGAACTCAGCGAAACCCAACACAGCCTTATCGATGCTATCCGCCAGACCGGCAAGGGCGGAGAGCTGAACATTAAGCTGATTTACAAGCCTGACGGCAGCGGCCAGATGACCATCAAGGCCGACGTCAAAGCGAAAGAACCGATCTTGTCTCGCGGCACATCGCTGTTCTTCCTGACGCCAGAAGGCAACCTGACCCGCCGCGACCCACGGCAACAAGACCTGCCGCTGCGCACCGTCAGCGAAGAACACGCGCCCGACAAATTGCGCCACGTCAGTCAGTAACTTCTGACTTCAAAACCTCTCACCACAGCATCACCAATGGAGCACATCCAATGCGACAAGCGATTCAAGAACTGGTAACCCTTGCCCAGGCAATCGGCAAGCCGATCGATCACCCAGGGCTGTTGGCGCCAATTGCACTGCTACCAGACAGCGTGAGCATCAAAGACCTCGAACACCTGTTGCCAAACCCCACTCGCACGCGCCAGAAACTCACTGTGCTTGATGCCGAGTCCTTCATCGCATACGTGAACCGCTTCGCCGATGCCGCAACTGCAGTGTTTTGCAACGGCCCCGAAGGCCGGACCTTTTTGGCGGTTATCGATTACCACCAGCCAACTGCCCCCGCCTGGCGCGAACACGTGGCCACGTACCGTTGCCCTACCAGCATCGAATGGGGCCGCTGGAAAGAGAACGACCGCAAGCGCATGGATCAAGCAACGTTCGCCGAGTTCATCGAAGAGAACGTCAGGGACATCACCCAGCGCGCAAACGAAGTGAACGACCCTAGCCCTGCCGACATGCTGGAAATCAGCCGAACCCTGGAAGCCAAGAAAAACATCACCTTTCGCCAAGGTACCCGCCTCGATAACGGGCAGGTGCAACTGACCTACAACGAAGAAATCGACGGTCGTGCCGGCGAAGCAGGCCAACTGCGTATCCCCGAACAATTCTTCATTGCCGTGAAACCGTTCCTTGGTGGCGACGCGTTCTGCGTCCCGGCCCGCTTCCGCTATCGCATTCTGGAAGGCCGCCTGCAAATGTGGTTCGAGCTGGTGCGCCCGGACAAGGTGCTTGAAGAGGCCTACAACGCCGTTCGCCAGAAGATCCAAAGCGCAATCGGGGACGTACCACTGTACGAAGCCACCCTGTAACTCAACCCCAAACAACACCCCACCGCCCGCCTCTCACCAAGAATCCCGGCGGTGGGTTTTACCGAGGTACACAGCACATGACCACAATTCAAATTTGCGCTCTGATCGTCCTCATCATTGCAGTTGCCCTTCTCTACTGGACAGGCTATCGAGGTGGCCGGAATGATGGCCGCGTTGAGGGTATTGACGAAGGTAAAGCCATCCAACAGTCCGACAACTCACAAGCGATTCAAAGCCTTGAGCTCTCGCTCGAACAAGCGAGAGGTCATTACAAGCAACTCTACGCCCACTACGAGCGTGCAATGGCCGCTTCAAAACTAGGCGAACCAGAACGTCAAATCCTGCTCGCCATCGCTGAGAAACTGAGGGTCGCCGCTGAGACATTCAGCGCCTTCCGCACCGGAAAAAAGCTCGAACGTGACTCCATTACTCTTCGCGAGCAAGCCCTGGCTATGGCCGTACTACTGGAACCGGCATCACAGGAGGTCGCATGAATCGGATCAGCGCACCTAACCAAGTATTTACCAACCACGAAATGCTGCACGACACCGCGAGCCACCAGGCGTCACTGATCGCTCACGGACGGTCTCCAGCACAGCCGTTCTTGGGATATACGCACTTCGATGCCGCCGCAGAATCGACGCTCCAGACTTACCAGATCGACAAGATTCCGGAAGATATGATGGCCGAACTGGTCGGCACAACCCGCCGAGCGTTGCAGGGTAAACGCGCCAGAGGGGTCATCCCCAAAGGTGTCTGGAACACCATCGATAGCCGCATTTATTACAGCATCAGGAGATACGAGGCATGGCTCGAAAGCCAATGGGATTGCCCACCGGAGTTGAATTTGCTGGACAGTCCGTCCGCATTCGCTTCACCTGGAACGGGCAACGCCGCTGCGAGACCCTCCCCTATCCCCAAACGCCGAAAGGGATTAAAGCTGCCGCCGATCTACGCGCTAACGTAGCCAGCCTGATTAAACATGGCGTACTCGACGATCAGCGCTATACCGAGCTGTTCCCCAACTCCGCCTATGCCAGCTACTCGGCGACTTCCCGTTTCGGGGAGTACGCCCAGGAGTGGCTGAATAGCCGAGAGATAGTGGCAGGTACCCGCAAGAACTATCGTGCCTCCCTTAACCTGTACTGGATGCCCTATTTGGCGCTGCTACCGATCGACAGCATCACCTCGGTGATGCTGCGCAAGATCGTCGGCGACATCGAATGGACTTCGCCGGGCGTGAAGCGCTCGGCCATCCAACGGCTGACCACTCTGTTCGGCACTGCGGTCAAAGACGGGCTGATCAATCGCAATCCGGTCGAGTCGATTGAATTACCAGCGAGGACCAGAAAGCCGATCGACCCATTCACGGTGGCAGAGGCCGACGCGATCATTGACCACCTTTATAAGACCCTGACCCATTCGATGCGGATCTACGCGGCGTACTTCGAGTTCGCCTTTTATACCGGCATGCGCCCCAGTGAGATGGCGGCGCTTCGCTGGGAAGAAGTCGACAAGGAGCAGCGCCTGGTCAACGTGTGTCGGATCGTCGCGGACTACAAGATCGAGGAGCGCACCAAAACCCGCAACGACCGGCAGGTCATGCTCAACAGTCGCGCGTTGCACGCCATCGAGGAAGCCGAGCGCGAGGCCCAGCAACGCACGTTGCAGAAGCGTCGTAAGCAGGAGGCGTCGCCATTTGTGTTCCCACCGACCAAGAACTTCGAGTTCATCCAACAGTCCAGTGTGACCGACAAGCACTTCCAGGCGGCACTGACCCATTTGGGCATTCGCGCCCGCCGGCAATACAACTGCCGGCACACTTACGCTACCATGTGCCTCATGTCGGGGATGAACCCTGCGTTTATTGCCACTCAGCTCGGTCATAGCGTTCAGATGTT